CCAGGATTTGGAGGAAATTGTTATACAGAAACGTGGGTTAGAGGCCATCATTGTGCAGAATCCGGAAATTGCAAAATGGCGACCATGGTTAAATTTAAAAATGGTGTTTCATATAAGTATACACAAGATCATAGCAAATATTGTTACTCTGATAAAGGATGGGTTATGATAGGAGATCTGAATAGAATGACATCCCAGATTAAAAGAGGAGGAGGAGGAATGGTTATTCATCAAAATAATATATGTAATGGGTTTTCAGAGATCTTAAAGGGAACCTAAGGTTCCCTTTAGATCCCTCCTATTCCATCATATAGAATCTCTTTAGGTTATGCTCCATCCTATAAAATCTCTTTTAGGTTATGTTCCATCATATAAAATCTCTTTTAGGTTATGTTCCATCCTATAAAATCTCTTTTAGACTATGTTCCATCATATAAAATCTCTTTTAGACTATGTTCCATCATATAAAATCTGTTTTAGGTTATTTTCTTTTAATTAAAAATTGATTAAAATCTTTTACTAAAAATATTTATTTTTAGTAAAATAATAACTAGAAGTGCAATGATAACTAGAAGCGGGATGATTACTCGTAACATGAAAAATCGCAAACCTATTATTCGTTCAATGAAAACTCGTTCAATGGTTGCTATTGAAATTCATGATGAAAGTAATCATACTGTTGAAAAAAATAAAAAAAAAGAATTTCGTCAAGAAAAATCAAAAACAACTTTTTTTGAACTGGCTTTTTTAGCTGTTATTCCTTTAATTTCATTATTTATCTATAATAAATTATTTTTTTTGCTTTTATTCTTTTTAGTTGCAAACATATTCTTTCCTTTGCTTTAGATTGGAGCAAATGGAGTATTTTTGGATAAATCAATTTCTTGTTTTATGCCACATTGATATGGCATTGTTTTATAATATATATCTCTTGAATCAAAATTTTCTATGTTTTTTTGTTGTGATCTATAAATAATAAATAGACATGAAAACATAAATATAACTAGAATTATTATAAAAAATAGATATTTCATAAATACTATATTATATTGAAATATTTTAATTTATCTATGAAATATATTTTCTAAAATCTTTCCAAAAACAAAAGATATTATATTTGAAATAATAAAAGTATTCGTTGTAATTACTTTCTCATTTGTAATTTCACTTGTATCTAATAAGTTTCTTTCAAAAATATACTTATTATTATCAAGATAAATATATAATCTATTTAATTGAATATCAAAATCCCATGTTATTAAGTATTCTGGGCGCATTTCAGATTTATAATTTATTCCAAAATAAGGAATTTGAAAAATACCAATTGATTGAATAAATTTTTCAGATGTAAGTATTACCAAACTGCATTTATTGTTATTTATAACTGAATTACAATTTATTATTTTTGGTGATTTAATATCAGATTTTTTAGGATCTGTAATACAAACTGTTTTTGAAGTTATTTTTTTTCTTAAAATCATAATATTTTTTTTTTCTATTCGATTAATTTCAATAGATAACTTATTTCTATTATTATCTATTGGAAAAATATCTAAATAACAATCATTCTTTTTATTATATAATATACTATCTGTATATAATAATTTCCATCTTCCAATTGTCGGTTCTAATTTTGATAATGAATAAATATTAGTTAGAAAGTTTAAGTATAAAAATGATTTAAAACATACCATCTTAAATATATATACTATAATAATGTTAAATAAAAAAGACATAATTGCGCAAAATTTGCGTGTTTTAAATGATAAAGATATTAATATTATCAGAAATGATGACGACGAAGATTTTTGTTTAGGAGGATTAATTGTTGAAGGAGGCGGTATATTTAGGAAGGGAATTGCAGTTGGAATTCAAGAAAGAATGGTACCTGGATTAATTATTTATGATAATGAAAATTTCTATGGATTTAGTGAAAAATTTGGATTAAATTTACTTTCTCAACATACAGATTATAGTGAGTTGGCGCTACCTGATAATTTTTTTGATAGAAGAGATGAAAGAAATGTTCTTCAACCAAAATTGAAAGAAAATTCTGATTTTGAAAATGCAAAAAGTACAGAAAGAAATATATCTAAAAATTTAGCAATTGATATTCAAATTAAAGATATTCAAAATTTTTATATTACAATTCCTGAAAATTATAGTAATAGTACATTTCAATTAACTTTTGATTTAAACTATATATATGATTTGAATATTGTTATTTCTTCTTTATCACTAGTATTTATTAATTTATCTAATAAAATAGTGGAACTTAAAATAATGAATGATAATTTTTATTATGAAGATGATTTTACAAATATTATTCCAGCAAAATGTAGTTATAAATTAAATATGGAAATAATAAATAGTTTTACATTTATGATTTCCAAAAAATTGTTTTTTAAAAAGGGAACCTAGGTTCCCTTTAGATCCCTCCTATTCCATCAAATAGAAACTACTATCATAGATTACCCTTTAGATCCCTCCTATTCCATCAAATAGAAACTACTATCATAGATTACCCTTTAGATCCCTCCTATTCCATCAAATAGAAACTACTAGAATAAATTACCCTTTACATCTCTATATTTCATCAATAATATTCTATCTTTATAATGTATATAAAAATTGATTTTATAAAATCTATATTTATTTTCTTTTTGTATACATCAAATCATTTTTCAAAAGAGGTACTGTATCCCAAATGGATCTCTCTCGTCATAGTACTCGACATGTATATGACACTTTTATTGCCATATTAAATGAAAGCCCTCATGTAATAGGAACTGCCTTTTATGAAAATAAAGAAACATTTCTACATCGTTCTATTCAAAATGGATTAGAACCACTTACTCGTGAACTAATTGAGAGAGGTAGTGATCTAAATGCAAAAACAACATACGGTTCTTATCCATTATCTATTGCTGCTAAAATGGGAAATATAGCCATTGTTAAATTATTAGTTGAAAAGGGAGCTGACATTCAGCTTGCTGGACTAACAGCCTTACTAGAAGCAATTAAAAAAGATTATATTGATATTTGTATTTTTTTATTGTCTAAAGGAGTTGAATTAGTAAATAGAAATCTTTATTTAGACAACGAATATAATAAACATTTAACTTATTTTGAAAGAAAAGTGAGATGTGATTTATTATATTATTCTTATATTAATGGACCTCATCCAAAAGCTAGATGGTTTAGAAGAGGATATTTTTTAATGATGTTATACGGATCTGGATTTCTTACTTTAAAAGATAAGCCTTCAAAGATTCAAAAAAAAAATTTTATTCAATCTGTATTTACTTGCGAAGATTTAGTTCGCATTATTACTTATTATCTTTAAATAATAAAAAAATATTTATAATACAGATGATTCAAGGAGGGTGTATCCCTGATGTATATCAACTGGTGATTGAAAAAGTCTTTTATAATTTCCGGGATAAGCTATAAACTATTTATATAAATATTTTTTTTATAAGTTCAGCCTTTTTTTCTCTTAATTCTTTTCTTTTTTCTAAATATCCATTAAATCCATATTTATATATTTGATAAAGAGGAATTGATATAAAAAGTATAAAAATAATTATATAAACATATAAATATCCAGAATAATCATATGTTTTCATAATATAATATAATATAATATAATATACTAAAAATTTTATAAATATATATAAAAGCATATATGTTAATATATTTATAATGAAAATAATAACCTTTTTTTATTTAATAATATCAACAAATGCATTTATAATAGCAAACAGAAATAATATATCTAAATATCAATATAAAAGAGATGGAGACAATTCAACTTATGTACGGCAACTTAATCCTTTCAAACCTCGGCCAATTGTTCCCTGTTGTAGTCTAAAATTACCACCACCTGACAATGAAAATAAAGAAAAAGATAATGATGTTAAAAAAATAATAAATTATATAATAAAAACTTTTGTATAATTTTTCTATATTCTTTTTTATTTTATCATGTTTTCATAAATGCATAATTAAATGAATTTTTAGAATCAGTGCTTCTATAACTTATTAATATTAACCATTCTATAAATAACCATGTTGATAAAAGTCCAATTTCAGGATGTTTTGGTGAATAATTAAATACAATAAATGCCATATATAATGTTATTAAAATAAATAATATATATCCAGATTGATGCCAGTTTCTAGAATCATCATACCATAAAATCATAAAAATAACTACAATTGTGAGAATTGAAATTCCTTCTATATTTCCTGTTGTATCTTTTGGTCGATCGTCTCTATTATTTTTACATATAGTATAAATGCTATCTATAAAGAAATATAATAATACAATAATTAAGAAAAATACTAATGATGATAATACAATAAAAGTATTTAAATATTCTGCTTTTCTTATAACTCCTAATTTTTCACATAAATAAATTATAAAAGAAAATATAAAAAGTATCATTACTGTTCCAAGTATACATGGTGTTATAAAATCAGATAAATTAGTATCTCCACTAAATGAATCAAATAAAGCATTAAAAATCCATAATAAAATTATCATAAATATTAGAAAGCTAGAGTTATTTTTATAAGATTTATTAAATAAATCATAAATAACATGGTTAGTATTATCTGTACAACTTACTTCAAATAAATAATATATTGCACCACAAACAACTAAAACCAAAATAATTATAAATGCTATTATCATTAACATTTTTAGTAAATATCCACATTCAGGATAAAAATGAATAATTAAATAAGTAATTAAAATTGTCATTAATATAGTAAAAAGAAGTAAATAGAAAAATCGGTCTATACATTTTTCTGGCTCTGCCATAATATCAAAAATAACCATAAAAATATAAGCAATTATAATATAAAGCATTATTTTTAATTCTAAATTTACAGTTCCGTTGTTTGATTTTTTCATAAGCTTAAATAAAATATAAAAACAAATGCTTAAAAAAATAAAATAATATAAATAATTCCAAAAAAATTCTTTATATTCTGAACTTCCTGGAATTTTATTCATCATTAATATTATATGAGATATTTATAAAATAAATAAAAATATAAATTTAATTTAAAAAAAATTAAAACTGCGGAATATTTAAAGAAATATTACCTAAAGTAAGTATATAATAATATGTCAGTCGAAGCAACCGTTGAATCCCAAACCAAACCTAAAGTCAAGAAAGTCAAGAAACAAGTAACCGTTGAAGTAAATGAACAAGTTTCGGAACCTGTTCCTGAACCAGTTTCCACCCCCGAACCAGTTTCAGTTTCTGAACCAGTATCCCAATCAACTAAACCCGTTGAAGAAGAATCTAGCATTGAGCTACTTTTCAACAAATTAATTACTCAATTCCAAGATATGCAAAATGTTATGAAGACTCTTCATTCTAACATCAAAGTTCTTCAAAAGGAAGTTTCTAAAGAGCGCAAGGAAACCAAAAAGATTGTTGACAAGAAATCTAAGAAGAAGAGTGGTAACAAGAAAGCTCCCAGTGGCTTTGCTAAACCCTCCGCCGTATCTTCTGATTTAGCCGAGTTTCTTGGTCTTGCAGCTGATGCTCAAATTGCCCGCACTGATGTAACTAAGAAGGTTATTGAGTATGTAAAAGAGCATAATCTTCAAAATCCTGCTTCTAAGATGGAGATTCTTCCTGATGAGAAACTAAAGAAGCTTCTTGGCCCTGCTGAGGGAGATGTTATTAAATTCTTTAACATCCAAACTTACTTGAAGAAGCATTTCCTTCCAGCTGTTGTTGTTTAAAACAAAATAAAAATAAAATAAAAATAAAATAAAAATAAAATAAAAATAAAATAAAAATACAATAAAAATACAATAAAAACAGATTTTTAACATTTATTAAATGTTAAAAATTTATTAAAAATTATTATTATTATTTACTAAGATATTCATTTTTGTAATCTAAGTAATTTTTAATTATTTCATTTAAATTATCAAATGGTAGTTTTTCTAGATCCTCTGAATTATTAATATTTACAATAATATTATTTTTAAAATGCTCTTCTTTTTTATAAAATGTAAATTTATCTAATCCAATTTGATGTGTATATACAGAGGACAATAATTCATTATTTAACATTTTCATATAATATTCATAGAATAATTCAATTGTTTGAATATTTAATTCAATATCTACATCAAATTCTTGTTTTATTTTGCTTAAATAAGGTTTATAAATTTCAATATTATTTTTTATAATATTTTTTTCTATTATTTTTAAATCATCTTCTTTATTATCAATAAATAAAATACGATAATTAAAATAAAATTTTTGTTTCATTTTATTATCTAATATCATATATGAATTTATATTTCCGTGATAACCAATAGAGTTTATTGGCATATCTAATTTATTTGTTTCTGCAATATTTTGTAATAATACAAAACTTATAAAATTACTAGATAAAAATAAAAAATCTTTGTATTCTAACCTTCTAATCTCATTTTTAGGTCTAACTTTTGATTCAAATTTCATTAATCCAGCTGTATATGATAATTCATAAACTGGAAATGGAAACATTGTAAAATATTGAACACCATTAACGTGTCTTGGTATTTTTACATGAAAATAATCATCTGATGAATGATAAATTTTTTTTAAATAATATAAATAAACTATTGCCATATATTTATTTATTGCAAAACAAGGATTCCCTAACGTAAAATCTTGAATAAATTCTGGATTTTTTAATGAATTATGATTATAATCATTATATCCTGCTCCTAATCGAATTAACAATGGTTTTTTCGTATTAATTTTATAATGCTTAAATGAATGTGGAGATAAAAGTGTATTTATAATTCTTTCTGCTTGAAATGTAAATACAATATCATCTTCACAAATTAATACAAATTCATAATTATTTTTAATAATATCCTTAAAAACATTAATAAATGAACACCAATTTGCAATTTGAAATAATGTTAAAAAATTTGTTGGGCAATCACATCTATTTAAATTACATCTATAGCAAGACGGAAATTGTTTAGTTAATCCCGACTCTATTGCATCAATAACTTCTTGTGAATCATGTGGAGTGGCTTCAAAAAAATCATATTTTTTTATACCAACTCGTTTAAACTCTTTTTCAATATGTGTTCTTCTATCAATAGAATCTTTTAAGTTGATAACATATATTTTTTGAAATAAATTATTTATAGCTAACATT